CAGGACCAAGTCATCAATCTTATTAAGTTCCATATAAATCACTTTTTTGATTTATTATAATTATTCAGTCTTACCCATAGATGAATATAACATATACTGGTATGTATATATCGAATATTCAATATCCGCGCATAATTTAGTTACACGTTCAACGGTCAATTTCTTTGCACCGTATGTATAATGTACCAAATATTGTTTATATATATATTCACATAAAGCTGCCAACTTCTCAGAAGTTATACATTCTACACTTACCGATGGAACCAACATCATATTATTTGCCCATAATTTTATTAATTTACTACTTGCATTTTTTTTCATGAAAGCGTAAGTCTCCAAAGATACCGGTTTCATCGATGAGTAATCATTATTATATATCTCATATGATACATTAATAGCATTTTGATTGAAATAAACAGGATATAACATAAACCATTTATACTTGAATTTCTTCTTGTTAAAATTATCAATATAATTTCTAAATTTACGATCACTAAATAGTAGTTTACTATTTAGTTTAATTCTATACTCTTCTAGGCTTAACTGCCAACTTACAGCTTCGTTAGGAATTACAAGATTTTCCAATATCTTGTGTAACCATTGTTGATCAAAATTTCTATATTTCGTTGATAGACCAACTATTTCTGTTACATTGTATTTTTTAACCTCATTCAGTCTTACCATTGATTCAGAAAAAGGATACACTCCTAATCCGCCATAAGCTCTTGGTGTGTGCAATAGATTATAAACAAGATTTTTTATCTCTCTTGTTTTGATATCTCTATATGCATAACGACCAATTTTTATTTTCTTTATTTTCTTTTTTGTTAAAATAATCATTAATTCTAATATCTCATCATGCGAAATAGTTATACCATTCCGACTATTTATTATTCTTGCATTACTTAAGAATAACTCTAAATATTCACGATATGATAGCACTTCAGATGAGGTAGGAGATCTTTCAAACCATGTTAATAACATTCGACCGATTGGTCCATATATACCTTCTTTGCATATATTAATCCGTAAATACTCATCTCTATCTGAAGATAAGAATGTTTTTTTTGGGTTTATTGTTATCCCCGAGTTTTTATAATACCACATGAATAATAATGATACGATGTGATTGTCAGCAATTATTATCGCGTCATCACCTTGACTATTAGTATATATCAGTTTACCACAATTAAATTTTTCCATAAACTTATTTGCTGAGTAAATTTGCGCATAATTTATCATTGTGTCATAAAGAGCTGTCCACTTAAAACCTGACAACATACCCTTCTCTACTTTTACTAATTTACTACCCAGCTTTACCGTAGCATTTTGTAATTGTTTGTTCAAAGCATGCATTATATTGTAATCTACATTTATGAATTTACTCTTTATTACTTGAAATATTGCCTCATTACATAATATCATATCATTTATATCTATATTATGATCAAAAGAAGCCTGATCAATTGGTATATGAGAATCGTTTCCAGATAATACACTTCTGTATATAAGTTCCCACATCTCTTTTCTCCCATCATAATCCATATATAATGTGGTTAATTTATTATTTTTTAAAATATAATTTAACATCTCATCGTAATATGTCATCTTTAGATAGATTGACAGATCTGTAGATATTACAGCTCTCACTTTTGTACGTTCGCGTTTTTGTACGGCTTTATGCTCTGATGGTAAATCTGAAAATAATAGATTCTCAATTTCATTTCGTTCAAGACTAAGCGCCAAGGACCACTTACTTTTTTTTACTTTTTTCTTTAAATTATTCGCATCGTAGTATACCATGCCTGGTTTCCTGATAGACGCGCCTGCTCTAGCCCAAATTGTTGGGTTATCTATAAAATTGTCTATGTTAGATATAATTTGATCCTCATTATTAATTATATTATTCTGGTTTGTTAAGAAATGTCTAAATCCCTCAGACCAATTCTTTTCTTTATCTTGTCCAAAATCAGTTTGTATAGCTTTGCCAACTACCCATTCAGTGATCTCTTCTTCAAAATCATCTATATTAGTTTTACTCTCGAAAAAGTAAAGACCAGTTTCTAGATTTATATATCTTAACCATCCCATATTTTTCAGCGGTAAATTATCTAACATATTTATTTTGAAATTTGGAATCTTATATTCATGTGTTTTATAATCTATCTCTATATTGTCATTGTTAATTCCACAGTGTGATAAACAATATTCCATTGGGAAATCGGAGAATACCGTTACACGCACAACCTTTCCTTGCCAAATATGTTTAGTCAGTCTAAAAATTTCCTTATTTGTTAATTGTTTGCTTACATTATTATGTGATAACTCCTTTCGTAATGCTTGTATGTCAATAGTACCATCTATTTTATTCCTACATCTTATCACAATTGTCTTCCTCTTTGGGAAAATATCATTCCCAAACTTTTTTACCATTTCCGTCACCATCTTGAAATAATTGAACAAATTTTCTAAACTTTCAAATACTTCTAGAGCAGTTAGAAAAAAATCAAAAATATCTACGTCTAATATAGATTTCAATCGCATTACCCTTAAAGGTATATCTTTATATTTACCATCTATATTTAATAATTCTAACTGTTTAAGTTTCACCATGTTATATATTTGATAGATATCTGTAATTCCACCTTCATCAACATAATTACATTTATTTATCCAATGTTTTTTCAAAGATTTATTGATACTTATATCACCTAAATCAAAGAATTCATCACTAAATCTTCCCCTTGATATCTCATCTTTAGAAAAAATATCATATTTATAATGTAATTTATTCCTAGTAGCTTGTTGATATGCCATATCATAAGCATCTAATTCTAATGGCCTATTTAACTTAAAATTATACATTTTATCAACCTTAAATATACCCTCTTTTTTATATTTTAACATTTTATTTTTTTTATTTTTGAATAGATCGAAATAATTCCGATCTACGCTGATAAATAGTTGTTCGAGTAAATCATCACCGATCATATCTTTTACTATTTT